AGTCCACGACTGGCTGGGGACGGCTCGGCTTACCTCGGCGGAGTGGATTGTCGATCGGTCGTTCCCGAACCGGCAGCCTGAGATTTGCGCGGCGTTCCGCGAAAAGTTCGGAGACGACAGCATCCGGGTGTTTGCGTCGCACGCGAAGTTCTCCCTGCTGTGGAACGACGATGGGTGGAGAATTGTGGCGCTCACCTCGGCGAATCTAAACCAGAACAAGCGCGTGGAATTTTTCCACGCTGCTGATGATCCGGATTTGTTCGATCAGTTCGAGGCGATGGTCCGAGACGTCTTCGCGGCCCAGGCCCCGGGCGAGGGGTTCGAATCTGATGCGGGGAAGGCGCGGCCGAACAAGAGCCTCAAGAGGCTTGCATTGATGGACCGGGCCGCGCGTGAGGGGGTAGGCGTCTCGTCTATGCTGCCGCTCAAATGAAGCGTGGTGTGAAGCCAAAACCTGTCGAGCTCCAGACGGTCCTCGGCAATCCCGGCCGGCGGCCTCTCAAGTCGCAGAAGAAGGGGATCGGGGAGATCGGCCCGCCGCCGCCCGACCTTTCGCCTTTGGCGAAATCCAAATGGGTGGAGGCGGCTGACGCCTGGAAGATTTTCCTTCGCCGCTCGGATCGGGATGCCCTGCGCATTTATTGCGAGGTGTGGGCCGAGATGATCGATGCCCAGAAGAAGGTCAAGGAGAGCGGGGCGATGGTGCTGACCCCCAACGGGTTGGTGCAGAAATCGCCCTGGCTGTCGAAGGTCGAGCAGTCTCGTGAGTTCATCCGGAAGATGCTCGCCGAGTTCGGGGCATCCCCCAGCGCGAGGAACGGCGTTTCCGAGAATGGTGGCGACGAAGAAAGCCCGGAAGACCGCTACTTCAACTGACAGGGCTACGGCCTGGGCTCGCGCGGTTGTCGCTGGGGATGTGATTGCCGGCCCGCATGTGCGCAATGCCTGTCGTCGTCATCTCGATGATTTGGAGCGCGGACACGAGCGCGGGCTGCATTACGATGCCGAAGCCGCAGAGCGCGTATGCGATTGGTTCGAGAATGTTCTGAAGCTCAGCGAGGGACAGTTCGACGGGCGGCCTTTCGTCCTTCACGGGTCGCAGGCGTTCAAGCTCGGGAATCTGTTCGGCTGGAAGCGCCCGGATGGGTCTCGCCGTTTTCGGCGGGCCTACATCGAGGAAGGCAAAGGTAACGGGAAGGCGCTCGCGCTCGGCACGCCGATCCCGACGCCAGGCGGTTGGACCACGATGGGTGCCCTGCGCTCCGGCGATGAGGTGTTTGATGACCGGGGTGTCCCGTGTCGCGTCGTCGTGGCGCATCCCGTCTCAACCGACCGCGAGTGCTATGAGGTCGAGTTCGACGATGGCGAAGTCATCATCGCATCCGCTGAGCACCTGTGGCGCACGGAGCACCGGCACCCGAAACCGGGCGGCGTGTCGATCAAGACGACGGCGGAGATCGCCGCGACACTGCGCTACGCGAATGGACAACACCAGTCAGCGAACCATAGCGTCGCGCTCTGCGGGCCGCTTTCGGAGGACCGCTGGATCGTTCGAGCTGATCGCGTTGCACCGGTCCCGGTCCGGTGCATCACAGTCGACGCGCCGACCAGCATGTTCTTGTGCGGCCGGTCAATGGTTCCGACGCACAATAGTCCACTCGCTGGCGGGATCGGCCTTTATGGCCTGACGGCAGACAAGGAGGCCGGCGCGCAGGTCTACGCCGCAGCCGCGAAGAAGGACCAGGCAGCGATCCTTTTCCAGGACGCGGTCAAGATGGTCCGCCAAAGCCCAGGCCTGGCGAAGCGGGTCGTGACGAGCGGGGGCGTCGGGCGGGAATACAATCTGGCCCATATTTCATCGGGCTCATTCTTCCGGCCGATCTCGAAGGACGCGGGCCGGACGGGATCGGGTCCCAGGCCTCATTTCGCACTGTGCGACGAGGTCCATGAGCATCCTGATCGATCGATCATGGAGATGCTGGAGCGCGGCTTCAAATTCAGGCGCCAGCCGTTGCTTTTGATGATCACGAATTCCGGGTCCGACCGAAATTCGGTCTGCTGGGAAGAGCATGAGCACGCAATCAAGGTCGCGGCCGGCACGCGGGAAATCGACGACGAGGCGACCTATGTCGGGGAGCCCATCGACGACACGACATTCTCTTTCGTGTGCAGCCTGGACAAGGGGGATGACCCTCTAGAAGACCCATCATGCTGGGTCAAGGCAAATCCACTTCTCGGCGTGACGATCACTGAGGAGTACATCGCCGGCGTCGTCCGGCAGGCGAAGGACCTGCCCGGAAAGCTCAACGGGATTCTGAGGCTTCATTTCTGCGTCTGGACGGACTCTGCCCAGGCATGGATGGCGCGGCCCACGCTCGAAGCGGTCCTTGGCGACGTCGATCCAGACGAGCACATCGGCAAGGAGGTGTTCTGCGGCGTGGACCTGTCCGGGTCGCAGGACATGACGGCATTGGCCTGTGTGGTGGAAACCGGGTCTGTGCAGCGCGAGCGTGACGATGGGACCGTGGCGGCTTTGCCCACCTATGACGCGTGGGTCGAGGCGTGGACGCCGGGAGACACGCTGTCCGAGAGGGCGTTGAGGGACAAGGCGCCCTACGACGTGTGGGTGCGGAACGGGTGGCTGCACGCGCCGAGCGGGAAGCAAATCCGGCTCGATATGGTGGCATCCCGGATCGCCGCCATCGATGCGGAATACCGGATCGGGCTGCTGGCCTATGACCGGTATGCATACCGCAAGTTGGAAGCGGAGATGCAAGACCTCGGGTTGTCGGTGCGCCAGATCGAGCACCCTCAAGGCGGGAAGCGCCGGGCCAAGGTCCCTGACGAGATCCTCGAAGAGTGCCGGATGAACATGGTTGAGCCGCCGCTCGGCCTCTGGATGCCTGGGTCTGTTGCGGCGCTGGAAGCGCTAATTCTCGAAGGGCGCATTCGGTTGCGGCGCAGCCCGGTGCTGGTGTCGGCGGTCATGTCCGCAGCGACGGAAGAGGACGATTTCGCGAACCGGTGGTTCTCCAAGCTGAAATCGACCAACCGCATCGACGCGGTCGTGGCGCTGGCGATGGCCGTCGGCGCCGCTGAGTTCTCAAGGCTGCGGCATGCCGACCATGGAAGCGTCTATTCCGCCGACCGCGGCATCCTCTTTTTCGGCTGAAGGTGGCACATATGGGTGTCTTGTCGCGCATCTTCGGTGCAGGTGCTGACGCGCCGGAGCGGCGCGAGCCCTCGCTTGAAACGCGCTCCACCGACACCACTGCGGACGCTCTGCTGTGGCAGGACAACTTCTTGTCCGTCCCCTCGGTCACTGGAATCCAGATCAACCAAGGGACGGCGCTCAACGCATCGGCGGTCATGGCGTGCGTGACCATGCTCGCCGAAGACGTGGCGAAGCTCACCCCGCGCGTTTGGCGGAGGATGGAAAACGCGGCCCGGTCCGAAGCGAAAGACCACTACCTCTACGAGCTTCTGCACCAGCCGAACGATTGGCAGAACGGCTTTGAATTCGTCGAGCAGATGCAGGCGAGCCTCATCATGCGGGGCAACGCGTATGCCGTGATCTCGCGCAACGGCCGCGGGCAGCCGGTCAAGCTGGTCCCGGTCAACGCGGATTGGGTGGCGCTGTGGGAGGCCCCATCCGGGGAGCTTTTCTATCGCGTTACGCCGCAGGGCCTGCACCTGATGGCGGAGTTGCGTGGCCAGCCGTTTTTGATCCCGTTCTCGGACATGCTGCACATCCGGGGCTTCAGCCTCAACGGCCTGCTGGGCGTCTCGCGCATCATCCTGGCGCGGGAGGCGATCGGCTTGTTCCTGGCACAGGAGCAGCAGGCGGCGCGGTGGATGGGGAATTCGTCCCGGCCCTCCGGCGTCCTGACGACGGACAATAAGCTGACGCCGGACGCGGCCAAGCGCATGGCGGACGATTGGAAGGCCAATATGACCGGCCTTCAGAACACGGGGCGGGTCCCGGTCCTTGAGCAGGGCGTTTCGTGGCAGCCGGTGTCGATGGTCGCAAAAGACCTCGAATTCGTCGCATCCCGGCAGTTCCAGCTTCAGGAAATCGCCAGGATTTTCCGTATCCCGCCCCATATGATCGGGGAGCTTTCGAGGTCGACTAACAACAACATCGTCCAACAG